ACGTAGTAGTTCAGCTTGCGAGTCGTGTATTTACGCTGCACGTTCAGGTCTGGCTGAACAGATGACCTGCCCAGTACAGCCTGATGAATTCGTGCAGCATCTTCAGGAGTGAATACCCCGATACGACTCTTGCTCATGGTATTATCAGTCCGTTCGTGGTTGCGAAGCCGTGAAGGTTTGATACCCTCGGATACAGAGGATCAATCCATGCAAACTCTGTAAGAGGATTTGCAGTGCTTACAGTCTCGAAAGGAACACCGACACCTAACAGATTCAAAGGCCACGGTTCCATTGCTACGTCTCCACGTCCGTTGATCAGGATAGGGACATAGGTGTAGAGCGGTGTTTGTATTGTTCCGATGTTTATTCGTTGAAGAGTGTGCATCGAAACACGACGATGTGCTTCACGAAAGTAACCATGTTCAGTGTTACGCCTGTCGATAACAATTGTTGCTGTCAGCGTAACGAAGTGGTGTACTGCGGTTGCTCCTGTTGTGTCCTGACCGTCCGGAAGTGCCAATGTGACTTCCCTGTAATTTTCTGTAGCAGTAATAGACTCACAGAGAGCGTGCTTGGCTTTTGCGTTCTTCCAGTTGTTCACCTGCGAACTGTTGATCGTTCCAATCAGATCGCTGTAATTGTCGTAGTTGAATGTGTTGTAAGGAACGTTCCATGTGAAGGTGTGAACCTCCAGATCGAGAGGTACCTGAATACCTTCCAGAATAGGAAGTCCGTTTGCGTGCTTCAAAGCGTTACCGCTTGCATCCTGAAACACTGTGGCCGTAACAGTTCGCGTGGATGAACTCCATGTCGGCGGTTCACTCCACGGATACTTGATGATGTTTCCGCCACTGAACTTCTTTCCTCTGCCGACGTTACCCCTTCCCTGATCTTCTCCGGGGAAGAGATCTCGAAGCCACTGACCTGTTTCGTAAGTAACGCTTACGAGCCACCACGGGCGACCAGACTCGTGCTCTCGAACACCGTTAGCCTGTTTGAGTAGCAGATCTGGCCTGCCGGGATAGTGGCTCAGACCTATCGTGAAAGTAGGCTCAGACTGCTGGCCGAATGACGGTAGATAAAACTGAACATCGTTCGCTGTCTCCAGCGGATTATCCATCTTTACCAACCAGTCACAGGTGAGAGTATTGACGCCCCATGAGGCTGTCATGTTCTCACTTGGAAGCAAGATACCCTCAATTGATTCCAAAGGCATTATTCAATCCTCACGGAACTACGTTCACAATGACACCGCCGTTTTGAATGGCAGCGGAAATGTTTGCAAGGTGACGGACCATCGCTTCCTGCTTTGTGTCCGTCTTTCTGTTGGCTGCTTCTGCTACTTGCCTCATTGCATCTGCCTGAGCCTGAAAAGCACTCTGTTCCATTTTACCAGCAACAGGCGGTTGTTGCACAGCATCCTGCATTTCTTTCTGCAGCCTTGCTTGTTCTGCAATAAGAAACTGCAGCCCCAGTTGATCTGCTTGTTGTTGCATTGCAGCATTGGCCGCTGCTCCAGCAACTCCAGCAAAACCAAAACCTACACCTGCTGCTTTCGGATCAAAGCCTACGAATTCCTGCTGCCGCTGACGAAGATCGTACATCTTCTTCTGTTCGTCATTCATCTTCATCATCAACAGCAACTGTTCGCGTTTTGCTTCCAGCCTGTCTTGCTCTGCTTTAAGTTCTCCTGCCTGCCTTTGAGCCTCTTCTTCTTTCAGTTCTTTCAGACGTTCCTGTACGTCCTTCTGATTTTCCTGAAGTTTGTTTATCTCTTCCAGTGCCTGTCGAATAGCCTCAAAGCTGCCGAGAGTTCCGCTTTCAAGTTCTTCGAGAATCTTCTGGATGTTAGATGTGTCTACTCCGGGGATGTTAGCAGTATCAGCAAGAAACCGCTGCAATGCTACCTGAGCGTCTATAGCATTGTTTATCTGCGTGTTCATCAACTGCTCACGGGCCTTTGCATACGTTTTTACGGCTTCCTCTTCTTCTTTCATAAGTCTAAGAACTTCATCATGATTCTCAGCCGCCGCGACTCTTCTGTAAATGTACTCCTGTCTGATCGCTTCAGTAGCTTCGCGAGTGCTTTCAACCTGAGCATCAATTTCACGCATAGCGTTACGACGCTTTACAGCAAGTTCTTCTTCAAGGTCTATTTGCTTTGCTTTCAGATCCTGAATTTGTTTTTCTGCTTCAGCCGACGCTTGCATGTCTTTAAGCATTTGCTCGAAGTTTCGCTGACGGCTGCGGAGTCCCAAATCAAAATCTTCTGATGCTGCATTACGAATCAACTCCAGTTCGTTCCGCAATCTCTCTGACTCGTCTTTTGCCTGAGACAGATAGCGTATTAGACTGCCAAGTCCGATCAAAACCATAGGGATCGCAACAGCCACAAGTCCTGCGAACGCTGCAGTTGTAGGTATAAGAGCACGTGCAACCATTGTGAGGTTGTTACTGGCAGACATAAGAGCCATGTTGACTCCGCCCCCCATAGACATGACCTGCACAAAATCTTCTGCAGCAAAAGACAACTGAGTCATTGCCCCTGTTACACCACCAAATCCGTTGGCAGCATAACGCTGTGCATTGGTCAGTGCTGAAGTTGCTTGTTGCTGCCTTATTGTTTCAAGAATAAGTCTTGTTTTGAGTCGCAAATAGTCCTGCTCACTCAAGAAAGACTTTCCTGTCAATACGTTTTTGTGCGTGTTTAATAAGTTTAAGCGGGCGATTTCTTCGTTGTACCGCTCTGTTGCAGTACGTGCTCGCATGACAAGGTTATTCGCTTCTTCCTGCATTTTGTTTGACAGGTTGAGTGCTGCCTGTCTGTCTCGTTCTGCTTTATTGGCCTTTTCTGTATCTTCAGCAATTCGATCAGCCTTTGCCTTCTCTCGGGCACGACGATCTTCTTCGTAAGGATCTATTCCCGCAGGAGTTCCCAGCGTACCGTCTGGCTGTCTGTTAAAGCCACGACGACCAACTGCTATTTCAGCTTCTGCTGTAAGTTTTGCCAATCTGAGTTGTCTTGTCAGAGCATTCTCGCGTTCTGTCTCTTCCTGCCTTCTTCGCTGACGTGCTGCTTCCTGTTGCTGATTGTAGAGGTTGTCTCTTTCAGCAGCCAAGCGTGTCATAACTTCTTGATCGTATCGGGCTATTTCGTCTATGTTTTTCTTTCGTCGCTCAGTTTGTTCATCTTCGAGACGATTTTTAAGAAACGACATTTCGAGTTCACGCTGACCTCGCTCATTGTATTCATTGATCTCAGCCTGACGGCGTGCAGCAATGAACGATTCTTGCTTTCGTTCTTTGGTAGCGTTGTACAGCATTGCTGCTGTTTTCTCCGCCCATCGTGCGGTGTAGTCAGACATGCCAGACATTTTGGAAACCATGTCTGACATGTCTGCTATGAACTGAACGCCGATCTTGCTCAGGCTCTGTGTCATTTTTTATTCATTCCTGAGATAGCATTAACTACAGCCATAAACCCACTACGGATTGCCGCAGTGGGTTTGATAGCCAGCTTGACGATTTGATACGTGAACTGATTCTGAGTAGTCCACAGTTTGACGTGGAAGGGCTTCAGGTTTCTGCTGCCCTGACTACTCATGCTTTGAGTTACCTGAATAGCCAGTAGGTCATCCTGCATTCCCCATCTGTAGTTGTCCCAGAACCATTTGTGTTGTCGGAACTCCGAGATAGGCATTTCGCCGATCTCTGCCAGTGACTTACCCCAACGACTACAGAGGAACAACATGAACCATCTGTCGTCGTCGGGTGTAATCAGTTTTTTTCCTGTTCCTCACGGTTGGGCCAGATGTGCAGTCTGATCTGTTCGTTGATCTCTTCGAACTGAGACGTTGTGACGCTGTCCACGAAGGCGTCACAGAGTTTCTGAAGGTAAGAGTTATCCAGTGCGTCCAGTACCTGACGTGGCGTGTCGTTCTCCAGCACGGTCACAGGCCACGCTTCAGCAGACTCATTGTTCAACGAGTTGACATACTGAGCGAGGAATGCGTGACCTTCTGCGTCGTACAGGCAGATCAGCATACGCAGAACGATGAAGTACCGCGAGTCAGGATTGCCGTCTGACTTCTTCGGAAACTCGTTCAGGCGAGTAATGAAGTCAGTCGTCAGTCCTGCTGACGGTTCGACCAGTTTGGCATTGAATGTAGGGAGAGGAAAAGACTTCGGACGATTAAAAGAAATGCCCATTGTAAAACCTTAGAAAGGGGGTGATTGGGGGTGTAATTCAAATCAGGTAGCGACAGTGAAACTGATTCCGCTGAGTTTGTAAACCAGTTCTGCCATCGACCGAGCACCTGTGCCTTCAGACAGCACAGTACCCATCGGTGTGAACTTGTTGCAGTATCCAGTCAGACTGATCTTTGGTCCCACAGTTTCACTTGCTTCTGCAGGAAACTCAACGATCAAAGTACCGCTGCGACCGTCCATGAAGGCAGCCAGTTCACGACCGCCAGCAGCGTTACCGTTGCAGTCCCAGTCGACGGTGAATGTGAGAGTACCGAGATCGACGATCTTCCCGCTTCGGAAAGTCTTGATCAGGTTCCCCCACGCATCCAGCGTCGTGTTACTGCAGGTTGTTTCGACATCACCACGAGTGAAACCGGACCATGTCGGGCCGTCAGTTACACAAGCGTAGAAGTCACTCGTTGCGTCAACAGGATCAGGTGCGGCACCTGAACCAGTCGGAGCAGTCGTCTGCTCAAAAAACTTGATCCTGATACGACTCGTATCGCGATTAGCCATAACTCGCTCCTTAGCAAGTAGCTTTACCAACAAAATTGAAAACAAGCATTGTCAGGTCAGGTGTTCCCTGTCCTGTCTTGAGCAGAGTCTGCTCGTCCGTACTCACCATCCTGAGATTCTGGATGAATACACTTGTCTGCGGCACCTGATACGAAGTCAGGAATGTTCTTCGTCCGCTTACCGTTGGCTGCAGGACGTTGAGCACTGATGTTGCTACAGACTTACGTTGAGCATTGTCATGATGAACTACTGCGATGTCAACATTGAAAGAGATACTTTCTCTTCCGTTCGCTTCGGAAAACCCTTCTGAACATAGTGCCGGTTCTATCTCAGAAACGTCAAAGAACACATACCCTTTGGGTGTGTCCTTGAGATCTTCTGAAGGAACAAATTGTGACTTGTAGCACGGTACTCCAGCAGGACAAGCACCGGAGATTAGCTTCTGCAGCCCTATGTCGATGTTGTATGGAGCAGGCATCACTTCACCTGAAAATGCTGTTTGAACAATTCACGCATACGCTGCTCGAAGATCTTCACGCACTCTTCCTTGGTTTCAGCGTAGACCTTTTCTACGAAGTGGTGGCCTGCAAAGGATGCTGGTTTGTTGCTTCCCGCAAACATACCTGATCCTTTTGAGCGAGTAAACCCGTACTCAGACAGGTGCCAGTATTTCTTCGGCCACCGCTTGTAAGCGTGTGTGACATCTGCCCTTCTTCTCTGTGTGTTCCTGCGAAGCGTTGACCTGACTTCACCGAGCCTGAAGCGTCTGTTGAATCTCAGTTGTCCTGTACGCCTGTTGAATCCGGTAAGCGTGCTAAGACTTACCTGACGAAACTTGCCCGGCTGTTTGATTACAGGTGCTTCGCGTGTGTAGGCTTCGACGTAGTTCTTGTTGACTGACACAAGACCATACACTACGGCAGCAGTGCCTTTGACACGTTTGATCTTTGTGTCCAGTGCTCGCATAGATGCACCGGAAGATGTCCGGCTCTTCATGCCGAGCGACATCAGCTTTGACTTCAATGAGTTTCTTGCTGGGAGTATTGCAGATCTCACAGCCTGACGAACCATGTGACGCTGTATTTTTTCCGTAAGGTCCTTATACCCGTTCAGCATGTCTGGCGGGATATTGAACTTCACGGCTACAAGCTGTTTTCTGGCCATTAGTAGATCGTACTCATTATCTTGGTTGTGATCTCTTGTGCGAGGTTATCCGTAACCCTCACGTGCATCTTCCTGCGATCGCCCCACGGGTCAGTTGCGTTACCAGCCAGTACGACAACCTTCTGCAGATCTTTCACTACAGCAAACAAACCTGCAGTCAGTTCTTTGATCTTAGGCGTGTATTGCCCGAGCAGCATGAATTCCTGTTGCGGCTGAACACGCCCGAGGTCACTTACTTCAGTCGGTGTCTTTGGCAGTTCCATTGCAAACGTACCGGCATAAACCAGTACGTATTCAGACTTCAGTTCACCTGCACTGTCTGCGACTGATGTAGGCTTCCAGAACTCGATTCGATGTCGAAAGTTCGGCCTGCTTCGCCTGTTGTATTTGTTAGCCACGGCTCACCTTCGTCCAATCTTCTGCGATGTAACGAATTGCCCGCATGTCGTTCAACAGGTTCAGATCTCGCAACTGACAGTAGCCCTGTGGAAGTTCTGAGACAGAACCATCAGAGATTGCATCACGATACTCGAACAGATGATACGCGAGAATCATCAACGCTCGAACAGTCGCCTTGGGAACTTCTGAAAGAGAAGAATACCCAGTTGTGTACGTGACTGTAATCGGATACGGCAGTTCGTCGTCGATATCAACGAACAAGGCAGTCCAGTCTTTGCAAAACAGCTTGGCCGGTTCATACTCGTAGACTGTGTATCCGGCAGACGAAACACTTGCTGTTGTGCCGTCAGTTTTCTTGTATGTGAACGTCGTCAGTGTGCTCACTTTGCCGAAGGGCAGGAACACGAGACGGTCTGCAGACATGAAGGCTTCGTAAGGCAACTGGAGAGTAACAGGCTTGCGAAGGATGAACCTCCACTGCTCCTTCTCACAGATCGAGATGCACTGGTGCATTAACTCAGAAATATCGACAGGAATATCCGTGTCGGCTGTCTCGGTGTCAAAGCCAAGATTCTGTTTGATCTGAGCAATCAGGGTGCTTGTCACAAGCGTTGAGACAACATCTTCCTGAGCGAGGTCGACGTACACTGGCATGGAGACACTCCAAAACAAACCGCAGCACAGCCACCCCCGTAACCGTACTGCGGCTGTCCCGCTTTCACGGACTCAATGTAAAAGCAGGAGACGGGTATGCAGAGACCACGAACTGCATACCCGCCCCCGCCGGGCGATCAGGTCAAAGTGCCAGTACCTGTTGCTGTCAGGTCTGCTCGACGATGGAGGGGTAGTACCATCGCAGCAGCCTTGACAGTGTTGGTATTGGTGCCGGTAAGCCTGAACACCACAGTCTTGAATTCAACGCCAGCCTGATCTTCTGCAAAGCTGACTTCTTCGCTGTCAACTTCAACAGAGCAGTTCTGAGTACCGCTGGTGAACACATGCGTCTTGATGGTCGTGAAACCAGACGCACCTGTTGCAGACGTAGAACCGACGACTGTGACAGTCAGGTTTCCGGTCAGCACAGCATCGTTGATGACCAGCATTGCCTTGTCCGGAAGTTCGGTAACGACGTAAGCGTTGCCGATGCTCCCGTTCATCGTCAGAGTCCCAAGTGCCCTGATCAGGTACTTGCTGGACAAGTGAGAAAACTTCTGAGTAGCCATATTAAAAACCCCCGTATGGGTTGAATGTGAATCGAACAATCGCGAGCGGAGAGTTCCTGACCTCACTCAGGAACCCCCCGCTCACAGCATCATGTAGCGGCTGTCTTGCTGAGAACCACGAACGGAGACTGAGTCAGTCCGCCGTTCTTCGGCTGGAAGGTGTCCTTCCACCACGGACGAGCATCGTCGTAAGAAGTGAACATGAACACTTCTTCACGTTCAAGGAACCGGACGTGAATCGAGCGAGTCACGTTGCCAGTACCACGTTCACCGAACAGCACCTGAGTCGGGTTGACGCAAGCGAGGAAGTTGTCGTTCCACTCGCTGATTACACTGCCGTCCTGACCGCTGGTGATGCCGTTCATGTACTCGGTCCAGATTACAGGACGGCCCAGCAATGTGTCAGGCAGACCAGCACCAGTTCCCGGTATAAACAACTTAATGACGCCAGCATTGTTTGGTGATTCAATACACAGTTTGAATACCAAAGGATACAAGTCAAGAGAGCACAACCAGACAGCGTTTTGGTATCCCCAGACTCGCTGACGCATCTTAACGATGTTCATACCGTTAAGTACATCACTAGTTGTCTGTCCAACTTCTCGAAGTACGCTGATCAAAGCAGGGTTGTTGGCGTTCAGCATCCCGAGCGGGCGACCAATACCGTTGCCGTTCAGCAGTTCGTCAATGCGGTAGGAACGTGCTTCCTGTCGCATCCCGGCGTCGATCAGAGCAGCAATAGAAATGGGGCTGTCGGCCATCAACTGATTGGTTACTGCAGCCGCACCATTCAGTTCGTGAGCCTTCAGCGTGACCATTTCCATCGCTGTCTTGGTCAACGTCGGAGCAGCAGTTTCCTTACCGCGATAGACTTGGAAACCGCCAGTAACGCTGTTACGGTGGTCCTTGTCAACACGGCACGGAATGTCCACAACCGGGGCAGTCATCGGAACGCGAGTTAGCAAACCAGACAACTGATCAACTTCGGGTTCCAACTGCATCACTTCAGAAATGAAGCCACGAGGAACCGTCAGGCCCTGTGCTTCCCAGTTTGCCTTGCTGAACTCGTCGGACCCAATCGCGTCCATGACCAGTCGGCGGAGTCGCGGATCAGTAACTTCACGGTTGCGGTAAGAGTTGACGACAGCGTTCAGGTAGTCCTGCTGGTTGCGGAAACCGTACTTGTCCTTGTCGTCCTCCCACGCCGGTCGCGTGTGTACGCTGCCGTTCAGGTTGACAATACCGCCAGTCGCCTGACTGATTCGGCTCGCTGCAATCAGAGCATCACGACGTTCACGCTGGCCTGCAGCAGTATTCATGATCGCATTGGAAACGGCTTCAAGCCGGTCCACTGCTTCACGGTACTGCTTGGTTTCGTCGCCAGTAATCTTGTCACCCTTCGCGTCGAAGGTTTCTGTGACAGTAATCAGTCGGGTACGCTCGTCTGCAAGCTGAGTAGCAGACATGTTCAAAACATCATTGTTCTTGACAGCCGTATCATTGTACACGGCAGCAGCAGCAAAAGCCGCAATATGGCAACGTGCCATTGTAAACTCCTTCGTGTTGATTGGTGAATGCGACTGCTGCGTATATGCGTTGCTTTTACAGCGTCGTTATGACGTTACCGAAACTTATCAGAAACGTCAATAATTATTGTGCCAGATTTCTCCTGACATTCAAGACTCGCATTCTCAGCGATTGAAGGTCCGGAGTTTCAACCTGAGCCTTATTCAGTGCTTCCCGAGGGATTTCCAAACAGTTCAACATGGCAGTCTCAGGTTTGCCATTTCGAACCGAATGAAACAGTCCCTTAGAGACCGCCTCAGAAGCACTGAGGTAAGTTTCCTTGTCGAGCATATCAATCACTTCCTCTTCCTTCAAGGGAGTTCTGGAAGTGAAGATATTCTTAATGCTGTCACGGTGAGCCGTCCAACGCTTTGCTGCGTTATCAGCAGCAGCTTGACTGTCGATCTTTTCGTACATGTACGGGTTGTGCATCATGAACAGTCCGCCGTTGCAGATCTGTCGGTTTGATCCGGCCAAAGCCAGCCATCCCGCAGAACTGAAGGCATATCCGTCTACGATGGTTGTAACAGTTCCTCGATGCTCAAGCAACTGATTGTAGATTGCCAGAGCAGAGCCGACTTCACCGCCGTTTGAATTGATGCGTACAGTGAGTTCTGCAGGAGCATCCTTCAGAAAGTTGAGCACGTCGGACGGAGTCACAGACGTGTCGCCGTCGTAGTATTTCTGAGGAAGAATGTAGTCGTAGATGAGCAACTCGTTCTGTGCGTTGAACGATGCTCGGGTTTCCATTTGCTCGCCGCTGGGCAGAGTCTTACGATTCAGAACCAGTACCATCGCTGTTCTCCGTGTATTTTCTGTCAGCCAGCCAACTGTCAATCAACGATTGACAATTGAAGTTCTCAACCACGTCCTGCCACGGGAGTAATTGCTCTCGGAGCATGTTCGCAAACTTGCCGCCTGCTGCATAGAACTCTGCGACCGCAGCATCGTAATCATCTTTTCGTGTCTGCTTCTTTTGATCCAAGACACGGGCTTCATACTGCTTCAGTCCGTTAATGACGTTCTGATACGCTGTCTGAATCTGATTATTGGCTTTACGCAGTCGTTTGTCAATGTTGTCCTTCGACGGCGAATTATCCATGTCTTTCTGTGTAGTCGCTCCCGGTGCCTCAGGAGTCTTTACAGGCTCTACCATTCCGCTGTTTGTCTGGCGTTGCTGTTCCTTCTGCAGGTCCAGCATCTCAAGATTTGAATTAGCAGTCTCGTTTGCAATGCGAGCCTGATCCTCAAGCAGCAAAGAGTGCTCTACAGTCATCAGGTTCACAGGCACGTAACGAGGGTCTGCAGCAGCATCCCTCGGGTCGATGAAGAACCCGAGCAACTGACGAGTCTCAGCACGGTTCAGTACACCGATCTCCATGAGGTTACGTAGCGAGCCTGTGAACTTGTCGATGACGTTTCGGTACAGGTAGATACGCTCGAAGTCGAATCTGAACAACCTGCGTGATGTCAGTGGGAGTAATTCGTTCCTGAACTGGATACACAGATGATCCAGAAATGGTCCGATGCCTGTCTGAACAAACAGAGCCATCGCCTGAGCCAGATCCACGTCTCCAGCTTTCGTACCCATGTAGGAGTGCAGCAGCGATGGAGGGATGTTGAAGCCGCGAGCCACATCTTCTACGCTGAATGCACGAGTCTCTATGAACTGAAGATGCTGGAATGGAATGCCCATGTGAACAGGCTTCAGTCCCTGTTCAAGGATGCGTGTCTTAAAGATTGCTTCAAGTGGTGCATTGGGATCTTCCAGAAAGTTACTCTCGATCCGCTTGAGAACATCTGGAGCAAGACGATTATCGGTCGTCAGAAACATCTGTGTGGCGATACCCTTCGTGTAGAAGGATCGTCCGAACTCTTCAGATGCTTCGTACAACTGCACACTGCGACTGCTGTTGATTACGAATCCCTGACCACGGAAGTGCTCAGCGTCGTACAGTTTGTTTGAGAAGTGACAGATGTAATCCTTCGGGACAATGATCGCCTGCGTGTTGGTATCGCGGGAAGATTCTCCTGTGTTGATGACGTAGATGATCTCGCCGGGTGTTGCGGTGCGACCATCAAACAACTTCTCGCTTCCGTTAGCACGTCGGATGTTGGTAACGGGAATGCGTGAGGGATGGATGTAACTGAGACGTGATGTCCGGCCTTGCAGGTCGAACTCTCTGAGAAAGTAACAGTTGCCGTCCATCAGAACGTCATACACGATCATGCTGAAGGCACGGTCAGAGTCGAGTTCTGGATTGAAGTAGTGGCTGAACAGGCGGCTGGCAGGATGAGCAGTCGTGCTGACAATGCGTGTCGGAGTATCGGTGTCGGGATCAACACCGTACATGCGACGGGGAAGCCCCATCAGCAAACCAGAGTACGTTTCCAGAGCACACTTCACTGCTGTCAGTTTGAGAGCGGATTTCGAAGCGTCAGTGTAGTAGGTCTCATGGTTCATTATGCCGATCAGATTCTGCCACGTCATCGTAGCAGAGTTCTGTACAAGGCTGTGGGCGTAGTCGATCAGCGTGCGAATAGCACCGTGTTGATTACGCTGTTCAGGCTTACGAAACCATGAGATCATTTCAACCCCCGTATATCGCTGATCGTCTGAACCTCGGGATATAACCAACCACCAACTGCCATCAAGGACGCTACTACACCGTCAATTTTCTGCGTACTCTTTGACTTGTCTGGCCGGTACTTTCCGTCTCTGTCAGACACGATAACAACGTTTCCAGCTTCCCATTCCAACACTGTGTTTCCACCATGAAACAACTGACGATCAGTTACCATTGCTTCAAGTTTTCGACACGGTTCATTCATGCCAGCAAAGTTTTGCGGATATGCTCGTGCAGGATACCCGAATTCCTTCAGTCTGACATAGACAATTCGTGCCGCAAAGCGGTCAAAGCAAACTTCTCGCAATCCACGGAAGTGAGACAGAATGCCCGGATACTGGTCGTTACCGAGCATGGCTGTCAGGATCGCTTCGTCGTCTGTTGTGTCCAATGGACTTGTGGAATTCAGGAGACCTGATTCCCACCAGTTTCCGTAGGGGATGTTCTGCTCTTTCTGCCTTCTGTACACTGATGCCGCAGGACACCAGCACCAGTGCAGTATAACGCCACGCTGAGGAAAGAAAAGAGCCAGTGAAGCCAAGTCCTGCACAATCGTGTTGTCGAACCCAGCGTAGCATTCTTCGTCTCTCAGTTCTTCACACTGTTTGATAAACCACGACCAGTATTGCTGTTGCCCATTCAGGTACACATCGACAGACGAAGATTCGTAGAATCGGTTATCCAGAGCAATGTTGTTCCAAGTGGCATGTTCTGACATCCACTGCTTGATTTCGGGCACTGAGAGTAACTCAACATTTTCCGGATTACCCCTTGCCCAGATGTACGAAGGAATCCACGCTGTTTCAGTCTTTGTCTGGATGTTCAGATGCAACCTGAGAAACCTGTTCAGTTCCTGTGGGTTGTTCTGAACAGAAGAAACCATATCTTCGAAGTATTCCTCCGTGATAGACTTACGAAAGTTTGGGTTTGCTTTCGACCAAACCACAGGACTCCTGAAGTCGTCTGTTGGAAGTGCTTCGTAGATTATCGGCAGAAAAGAAGGCTGAACCTGACGGTTATCCCGGATTGCTCGGGCCTTCTCCAGCAACTGATTACAGACCGAAGGGCGGTCATAGTCTGCAGTCGTCGTGTAAACTGTGAGAGGTTGACGACGAGATGCAGTACCTGTTTTCATTACATCAATCAGTTCTCCGCTTGTGTGTGCATGAACTTCGTCCACGTAAACGAAGTTTGGTGACAGCCCGTGTTTTGTGTCAGCAACAGACGACAGAACTTTGAATACCGATCCATCATTGTGCTCGAACGACCTTGTTGACTTGTAGATGCGTTTGTCTTTGAGTCGAGACAGCAGATTGGAATTCTGCTGAATCATGAACTCTGTGTGTCTGAAATTGACAGATGCTTGCTCTACGTCAGCAGCACAGCAGAAGTTTTGAGATCGCTGTTCTTTGTCGTAGAAAAACATAAGCAGTGTGATGACTGCACCAAAGGCTGTCGTTTTTCCGTTTTTTCGAGGGACGTATATAAAGCATTCTTTATATCGACGGTAATTGCTCCCCACCTTCTTCCAGCAGAACAAGTTGGCGTATACAGCCGACTGCCAGACTTCAGGTATGAAACTTTTACCTGTCAGTTCTCCTTCAGGGTAGCACGCTTCGTTGGTAACGAATGAGATGATCCTGTACCACTCGTCTACGTCAAAGTAATACCCCTCCGCTTGTGCGAAGGGGTCGTAGTCAGGAACTGTTCTCAGGAACTTGACGATGTTTCGATGAGTCCACTTCCATCCTATCAATCGACCATGCTCGTAGATTGTGTCAGGTACTGGAACTTTTCTCAGCGATCTTTTCTCGTTTGTCCTGAAGAATGAGTTGAGTGACGTATCTTCTTGTTCTTCTGTCGTGGTCATGGGGGTGTTGACCGTCAGTTATCAAAGACAATGTCCGATGAACTTTCGAATGACATAACGTCTGTCCCAGTTCCGGACCATGTGAATTTCAATGTGGCTGTGTATCTGTAACCCAACAGCCCTTTGGCAGTTTCTGAAGAAGAAATCTCTACACGAACGTATGGAGCATTGGCAGTGCCGGTTCCCGGAGGATCGATTACTGTTGCTGTCCCAGTGACGATTCGCGATGCGTTTGTCTCTTTTGCTCTGCTTACAGTGAATGTAACAGTTGCTGCTGAAAAGTCGAGCGAGCCTGCTGTATCAAGCGGGATACCATCGGTATCTACAATCGGGATATCAATTGCTCGACCATTGGCAGCAGTGTAGCTGTCACCGATCTTTAGCGTTGTCGGGAAGCCTTGAATAGTTCCCGGCTCAAGCACTGCTCCTGCGAGTAATGAAGTAACAGCACCAGAACTGGTAATCAGATCCGTCTTGTTCTGTATCAGGTCCAAATGATCGAGGATCAGTTCCTGATTCTGCAGTGTTGCTGATCCACCACCTGCTCCTGCAGGACCATTCTCCAGCATGTTGACGGTAAACTGCCATACAGCACCGTCCTGTACCAGTCCTGTGTTTACACGGTCTGTGACAACCTTGATTGCAGCGATACCCGAGTTGTCCGGGGCCGTGTAAGCACTCGAAGCAAGTCGAGACAATACGTTGTTGTTTATCGTCGTCTGATTGTCGAGAGTTGCCAGTCCTGCCTGAATGTCCGTGATCGCGTGAACGTGGCTGGTGGGGTCGATCAACACCGTGTCACCTGCTGATGGTGCCGTCACAAGTGCCTCCTCCAGCGTCACCGTTACCGTGCCGTCGCCGTTGTTGGTCGTCGTCAGAATGGGGCTGTTCTGCTCTTGGCTCGCCCCGCTATTCATCCATAACACACTGTGCTCAAGTGCTCCTGTCGGGTAGTTTGCACCACTGATCCGGAACACGGTCGTGGTTGGTGTTGGCGTGGCAAGAATCGTGCCCTCAATAACGGTGTTCGACTTTCGCAGAATGTCCATCAGCTTGCCAAATGTGCCCGCTGTGGTGTGCTGATTGTACGCCTCATCCCACACCGCATCCGCAATCGCTCCGACTGTTGGCGGTGTGGTGTAACTTGCCGTCGGCAACGGCATACCCGTCACCGTCACGCCGCCCCACTGATCCGTGTTTGCTGTGACTCGTGCCGTCACTGATCCGACGGCCCCGGTCACACTGCCGACCGCACCCGTAACAGATCCCACAGCCCCGCTCACACTCGCAACCTGCTGCGTCGTGCTGATTGTCGTCCCGCTCAGGTTTACGGTCGTGGTTGCTGCCGTAACCTTACCCCAGTCCACGCCGCTGTAACCTGCGGTCGCTGATGCTGACGTGACGATGCTTTTCGATGCCGGTATGCAGCCCGTTTTATATGCGACCACAACAAACGCCGTGTAATCCGTTTCGGCCTGTGTTGGAGTGTAATAGACGATGCCGCTCAGCGAACCATACGACACAGTTCCGCCGCCTGCAGTCTCTGCACCGCCCTCGACTCGCACGGCCACAGACACGCCGGAAGTTTGCACAGCCCCGTCGCTGATCTGTACGACTGCACCAATCTCTATTCGTGGCGGACTGGCTGCATTTCTGGGATAGCTCATAGCGTTCCGCCTCCGATCACCTGACCACGATTCACGAACAAATAGGATTTGACTGCTGCTGCCGGAACCCGAAACGCATAACTCCGCCGCTGTGGTGTCAGCAGTCGCCCGAGACCACCACGGCCTGCCTGGTACAACTGCCAGACCTCCGGTGCCGTCAGTGCTCGATTCCAGATCGCCACCTCGCCTATCAATCCGTTTTGATAGCCTTCTGGCGTAGAGTCCGCTAACAATCGCCCAATCTCAAACGGATTGCTGTTGCTCATAACCACTGTGCCCGTTCCTGACGTGACACTGTTTTTCTGCAACCCATCGACTGAGATTGACCACACGTTACCAGCCTTGCGACCGATAACGTGATACCACTGGTTCGTGTTGATTACGCCCGATGCACCAGATGAAATATATGTTCCGGACCCCTCGCGGCCGTCAAAGCTAAAGCCTGTGGCTGTCGCTCCGTAGATCAAGAATCCCGGTTGATTTGAGCGGTATTTGCCCAACTCGAAAAACGTTGTCACTCGCGTGTATAGCCACGCCGAAACCGTCAGGTTAATCGCCGTATTAAGTCCCGGCGGATTGCCCATCGTGACATAATCATTCGTGCCGTCGAAATCCAGTGCCCAACCGCCCGACGTGCCGACCCAGTCCGTGCCCGCATCCATATTTGTGAGCGTGCCATGCTGGCCCCGTCTGCTGCGGTCGAGCAGCGTGTAACCGCTCGGCCCCAGCGTTGGACACCATGCACCAATCAGACCTTGTAGGATGTTGCGGCTCATTGGATTTGCGGATACTCGCCCATATATGACAACTCGTGATTGCCTGCTGTTGCGTTGAGTGCTGCCACCGTGTCATGTGTGACAAACAGCACAATCTTAGAAGGCAACGCCCCACCGAATGCACCGCGAAGGCTAACACCTGAGAAATGGTATGTTCGATCTGCGGTGTTGTTGGTTGACATTGTAGCCACCAGCTTACAAATCGATGCCTTAATGTCTCCACTGGTGATCGTCTCGCCTGACACCGTGCCGTCAAACACGTCCGGCCAGTTGGCCCCGTCCCATCCGATTGCCCAGACCTCAATTTGCCGTGATGCCGTTGGGCTGGTGCCGGTCGTGATCTTGCCCGATGCGTAGATGTCGGTGTAGCCGTCCGTGGTGTTGTCGATCACGCTGGTCTCAATGCCCGTGAGTTTGTTTGTGTCACTGGCCAGACTTGGGACACCTGTGATCGTCAGCGTCTGTTTGCTGCCGTATTTAATCAGGACGTTATTCGGCATTATGCACCTCCTGCCATCGCTCTGCGGGCATTGATCACGTAACCGATACCGACCTCGCCGATGTCCTCAACGTCAACCCATTGCAGAGTCTTGTTTGCCAACCCGTTCAACTGCTGTTGCTGCTCCTGGGTGATCAGCCCATGCTGAATGCAGTCGGCAACGTTTTGTTGCACTGCCGGATTATCGAAATCCAACGGTCGCGGCTGCTTCAGCCTCTCCATCATGGTGCGTGCCAGACTGGCTGGTGGGTCACTGCTGCCGGGCTGATTCGCGGCTTCCAGTTTTGCCCAGATCCCTGCTGCCATACACGCATCCATCAGCAGCCCAGAATCGACCGGCTGCCGAATCGTGACCGTCTTTGCGTTCACTTCGTCTGCCGCCTGTTGGTCCGTCAGCCCTGCGTATTGCGGCTGCTTCAACTCGTCAATCAATGCCTGCTCATTCATTCTGTGACTGCCTGTTGTGTTGTCTGAATGCTCAGTTCGTCTTTGAGGTCTGTCGTTAGTGCAGCAATGCCCGTGAGCGTCTTTCCTGCTTCAGTAAACGACGTGGCTTCCAAGCAGTCTTTCAGGTTCCAAAGGCGTTCTCCAACCAACTGTTCCGCCTTTTCCATCTCGTGTATTGCAGATTGCAGAGCGTCCCTCAGCAGACGGCACTTGTCTGTGGTAGGTGACGGTTCGTCCCCCTGAAAGAGTGATAGTTGCGAAGGACTCATAAAGCGGTATCTCCGAAACGGGGCGTGCTCT